CAAGCAGAAGATTTGACATATGGTGTTAATATGGATGCTGAAGACGATGACATTGTGCCATACTACGAAACATATAGTAAGAAAAAATTTAAATATTACAATGTTTATATAAGAGTTCAACCTTCTCCCGCTCAATTAGAATTACTTCAAGAGGGAATACAAGAAGCTTTACAATCTTTTCAACAAGAAATAGAAGTTCAATTAATTGAAAAACAAATGCAAATTGAACAACAAATAAAAGAGGGTGAAGTTATTCCTGAAAGAGCAAAATTAATGATAGAAAATTCTCAAAAAATGGCTGCTCAAGCTATAAAAGAAAAAGAAATGGAATTAATGTCGGAAGCTCAGGAACAAGCTACTATTATAAAACAACAAGTAATGAGCAATGCTGATTATAATGTTTTAAAAAATAGTGAAGAAGCAAATAAAAATATTATAGATTCAATTAAATTTTATGAAAATAGAATTGTAAAAACTTGTAGTGCAGGAGATGATGTTTTTTTATTTGAGCAAATAATACCTATTAGCGAATATCCAATAGTTCCTATTCCTTATATGTATACAGGAAGTCCTTTTCCATTAAGTGCGGTTACTCCATTAATAGGTAAACAACAAGAAATAAATAAAGCACACCAAATAATGCTACATAATGCAAATTTGTCTTCTAATCTTAGATGGATGTATGAAGAGGGTTCTGTACCTGAAGATGAATGGGAAAAATACTCTTCTTCTCCCGGAGCATTGTTAAAATACAGACCGGGTTTTAAACCCCCTACTCCAATTCAACCAGCTCCTATTAATAATGCATTTTTTACAGTTGTGCAACAAGGTAAATCAGATGCAGAATATATAAGTGGAGTTCCTTCTTCAATGATGGGATTTTCTCAAGACCAAGCTGAAACATATAGAGGGTTACTTGCTAATGATGAGTTTGGAACAAGAAGATTAAAAGCTTGGATGAATAGTATCGTAGAACCTTCATTAGAGCATGTAGGTAAGGTCTTTCAAATGATGGCACAAAAACATTATAATATTGAAAAAGTATTTAGAATAGTTCAACCAAATGCTGGAAACTCTCAAGAAGAAAAAGAAGTACGAATTAATGTTAGTCTTTATAATGATTATGGAAAAGCAATAGGAAAATATAAAGACTATGCATCTGCTAGATTTGATGTTAGAATAATAGCCGGTGCAACCTTACCATTAAACAGATGGGCATTATTAGAAGAATATTTTAAATGGTATCAGGCTGGTCTTATAGATGATGTAGCAATGTTATCTGAAACAGACATTAGAAATAAAGAAAAAATTATGGAAAGGAAATCTATGGTATCTCAAATGCAAGGTCAATTACAATCCATGCAAGAGATGGTCAAAGATAAAGATGGATCAATAGAAACATTGCAACGTCAATTAATCCAAGCTGGAATTAAAATGAAAGTTGGAGATGCTTCTAATGAAATACGAAAAGATGTTCTAGAAACTGAAGCTCAACAAAAACTTTTAAGAGGAATGTTAAAAGTAGAGTTTGACAAAATGAAAGAACAATTACAAGTAGATATGAAATCAAACAAAGAAGATGTAAGTAAAAACGAGAAATCTTAAGACTTGTATCTTATGATTTTTATTTGCTAAATTAATACAACCTTAAAATAGGAGATAGTATGTCAGAACAAGTAGGTAACGCTGATAAAGCCCCCGAAAGTAAAAGCGTACAAGATGCCGTCATGGGAATGACATCTGATAATTTTTTTGAAGAATTAGATAATCAGGTAAATGGTGGTATATTAGATAGACCTTCGCAAACAACCTCGGAACAAAGCCGTAACACGCAGTCGAGCCCTAATGTAGAAGTTCAGAGTGAAGTACCTAGTAATGAATTAGATACTTTACAAAAAAGGTATAGTGATTCAAGTAGAGAAGCTAAAAGGTTAAATGGCAAACTTGCCGAAATAGAACCTTATATGCCGATTCTTGATGCTATGCGAGAAGACCCTAATTTAATTTCTCATGTGAGGAGTTATTTTGAGGGTGGAGGCCAGACCCCACAATCAATGAATGAAAAATTGAATTTAGATGAAAATTTTGTTTTTGATCCAGATGAGGCTTTTTCTCAACCTGATTCTGATTCTGCAAAAGTATTGGGAGCGACAATCGATGGTGTAGTACAGCGTCGTCTTTCTAATGTATTGCAAACTCAAAAGACAGAAAATGCAAAAATGGCTAAAGAAACTCAATTCAAACAAAAGATGAATATGTCTGATGATGAATGGGGTAACTTTACTGAATTTGCTAAATCAAAGTCTTTAGAGCTTGAAGATATATATTACTTGATGAATAGAAAGAATAGGGATGAGCAAATAGCTGATTCTACAAGACAAGAAATTCATAACAAAATGCGAGAAGTTCAACAACAACCGGGTACACTTGCAACGCAAGGTAGCACTCCAGTTGAACGATCAAATGAAGATTCAGTCTTTGATACAATTTTGGGTTCTGGTAGTGAAATAGAAAAGGCTTTCAGTATATAGAAAATATATTGTTAGCCATTAACTCAAAATAAAGAGGTATAATATGTCTGATATATTCGGCATGGAAACATACGGTGCTTCTCCTGATAGAGCTAATGGCGATTTCGGGACAGTACCATCAACTGGTGACCTTAGAAGAAAATACAATTTTGGGGATAGGATTTCTGAACTATCAATAGCGCAAGATCCTTTTTTCCGATTTGTTTCTCAAGTCGCCAAAAAACCAACAGATGATCCTGAGTTCAAATTTACTGAACAAAGACATTCTTATCATAAGAGATATGCATATGTAACTGCTCATGGAGCTTCATCTGCTGTATCTACTACAGCCGATGCAACAATAGCTGCAGGTGCTGTAGATCAAGGAGACGTTTATTACTTTAAATTTGGTACTGATTTTAAATCATCAGGAAATCTTTCCAGTATAAGCGGTCAATCAAACAACAAAATAGACGTAGGGGATGCTAATACAGCTCCATCTTTCTTTCTTCCAGATCAAATAGTTAAAATTAACTATAGAGGTGAAGATGAAGGTACTAACTTTAAAATTCCAACTGGATATATTCTTGTGAAAATTAAAGAAGTTACTGCTGTATCTACTACTCATCAAATATTAAAAACTGAAGTTGTAAAAGGCGTAGCAACTGCTAAAGACCTTATGTGGGCTTCTGCTAGTGCTGCTGTAAGTGCAACTTATAATCTTACTATATCTGATGATTTAGAACCAAAGCGTTGTTATGTTGTTGGAAATGCACATAAACAGGGTTCAGGTTATCCTGAAAGCTGGAAAGATCAACCTTACTCAAGTGCTTTTGGGTTAACTCAAATCTGGAAAACTGCAATGGCAATGGATAATACTACAAGGGCAACTGTTCTTAAGTATGAACCAAATGAGTTTGCAAGAATCTGGAGAACAAAGTTAATTGAGCATAAATTCGATATTGAGCAATCATTATTGTTTGGATCTCAAAATACGGTTGATGGAGTTCAGTACACCGAAGGAGCTGTAAACTTTATTACTAATTATGGTAATATATTCGCAGGTTCTGGTATTGGTGGAACTGGTGCTAAGTCTCAAGATGATTTTCTTGATGATATGTCTCAATTCTTAGATCCAAGATACAATAATGCAAATGCAACATTGTTCATGTGTTCTACTGATACATATAATTGGATGCATAAACTAAGTGGATACTTTTCAGCTAATATTTCTAAAGTTGCAGATTATTCAAGTGGAAGTTCTACAGCTCTTGGCCGTGCAGACTTTAGTATCGCAGGAAAAAAGAGTGTTTATGGACTAGACGTAACTCAGGTTATGACTCCTTATGGTGCAATGAATCTAACAAGAAACATTCATCTAGATGGAACTGATGTTAAAATACTTGCAATTAACATGACACAATGTGCATACCGACCATTGGTAGGTAACGGATTGAATCGTGATACTGCAGTATACGTTGGAGTTCAGACTCTTGAAAATAGTGGTGTTGATCGCAGGGTTGACTTAATTCAAACAGAAGCTGGGATGGAATGGAAAATGCCTGAAGCCCACGCTGTCTGGTTAAAATCAGTATCTTAAGGAGGTTCAATTATGAGTATACCTTTATATGGTCAAAACAAAGATGGATCTAATTTAGATCAACTTGCTAATGCTTTATCAGGTTCAAAAGCTTGGGACGCTAGTTCCATAGCTGATGGCGATGAAGAGGCATTAGAAGTAACAGTAGCTGGAGCAGCCCTTGGAGATTTTGTATTATCTAGTTTAAGTATAGATGTTGCAGATCTTGTTTTATCAGGAGCAGTTACAGCAGCTGACACAGTAACATTAATATTAGCTAATAATACTGGTGGTGCTGTTAATTTGGCTGCAGCTACAGCTCATTGCTTAGTTATAAAAAAATCATAGCAATTAGCAAATAAACAATATATAGGGGAGTTTCGGCTCCCCTGTATATAAGGTAAAAATATGGCAGACGTAACAGGTTGTACAAACATTGAACTAGAAATAGAAGGCATTACTGGGGTAACTGATGCAGATGATAATTTTATAATTTCTGCGCAGAAGTTTGTAGTAGCAAATGTTCCAAAAAATCTAATGAAATGGGCATCTAGTCAATCTGCAGTTATGACAAGTAATGCAGATAATGATGCAGTTTTAAATGTAGATACTATTTTAAGTGTTAAAAGAAATGGTTATCCTTGTAAAGAAATATCTTCAGATGATTTAGTTTGGGCAAATGATGATGGTAGTTTAAAAAAAGCAACAATAACACATCCTATTTATGTTGTTTCTGGAGGTAAAATTCAAATACAACCTGAACCAGAAGCTCTTCAAGAAGGTTATTATTATTATGTAGATCATACAAAAGTTGATGATGATTCAGATTTAAGAAATGTAGTAATTAATTACGCTTGTTTTAAAGAATTTGCAAAGTTAATGATGGCAGATGCATTACAAGGAAACTTTGGTGATAGTTCTTCAACTTTTGGTACAGAACATTGGATAGGAACAGATGAAGATAGTGAAATGTTAATGGCTAGAATACAAACAATACAGGCTCAATTAGGAGAAAAAACTCATTTTGGGCAAATGTCTCAACAACATTATAATTTAGCATTAGCTGAAGTAAAGTCCTACATAGAGAATAATCCAAAAACATTAGAAACTGCAATAGCAATGCAAGGAATGAAAAAATGACAGTTTTAGAATTAATGGAAAGAGTAGGGATTAAAGAAGAAACGCTTACAATTGCTTGGGTAAAAGATGCAATACATTTAATACAAAGTAATACAAAAGAAAAAATTGATATACATAAACAAGATATTATAGATGCACACGATTCCAACGATAATGTTTACATATTACCTAGAGATTTAATAGCAATAGAAAATGTAAGTGTACTAGACACAAGTGCAAGTAAATATAAAAAAATTAAAAGATTAACTAATCAACCACATTATGTTGTAGAGGATACCTCACCATGAGTAGTTATGTAGATAAAGATTATTTTTATTACCTAAGAGGAAGAGAACTTCTTTTATATAAACTATTAGGAAGTAGGAATGAAAATAGGATTACTCAATCGGGTGTATTGCAACAATATCAAAATGAACTTGTATATCCAGACGAAGATATTGCAAATGGATTGCGAGTAGAATATACTAAAGTAAGCGAACCTTTTGTATCGGAAGCATTAGAAACAACATTAGCATATGCTAGTAGCACATCTTTCAAAATGCAAGATACATCTACTGCTATATATACCGGTTCAAGTAATATTAGCTTTGCTTCAAGTGGAAAACGAATAAATTTTAATAGTTCTGATATTGATACTACTGCTAATTTTTACGATGGCCAATCAATTGTAATTAGCGGGACAAGTTCAAATAATGGTACTTTTACAATATCTAGTGGAGGAGTAAATACAGATCAACTTGTAGTTACTGAATCTATTTCTACTGAATCTAATTCTTCTGCAATAATTAAAAGTTCTACTGGATCTATTTTTAATGGAGCATCTGGAACAAATACATTTACAGATTTTACAGCTGCAGATAAAATAAGATTAAAAGGATCTTCAAGTAATGATGGCGATTATATAATATCTTCTATTTCTACAAATGGAGATGCATTAATTGTTTCTTCTATTCCAACTGCCGAAACTTCTGGGCAAAGAATTATTATACAACAAATACCTAAAGAAGTTACATCTCCTGATTCTACTTCTCATATTAATTTAAATAAAATGTTAAGTCTAGCAGTAGTAGATTATTGCAAAGCAATGTTATCAGATAGAAGAGGCGAAATTGATAAAAAAGAATATTATATGAAACAATTTTATAGTAAATTAGCAGATAATGAAAGCAATAAAAGAATTATATCTGTTGCTTCTCCTATAAATGCTTACGCAGTAAAATAATTTTAATAATGCTCATTCGAGCGGTGGTGGTGGAAAATAAGTAGGTACAAGTTATGGCAGATAACTTAAGAAAATTTACAACCCAAGAAGTATTAAATAAAGTTTATTCAGACTCTTCGGGTAATTCAATTGGCATAAACGCAGCCACATCAAAAGAAACTCTCAACGCAGCTTTAGATACATCAAATAGTAGGCTTAATGTTTCACTAGCAGGAGGTACTATATCGGGTGACGTAACTATTACAGGAGACTTAACTGTTAATGGATCAGCAACTAATTCTTACGATGAAATAGTTAATGGTCAATTAGTAACATTTAGAGATGATGCAAGTACAGTTGGGACAAATGACAATATAGTAATTGAAAATGATGGAGCTGGTGATGCTAGTTTAAAATTCAGTTTAACTGGTGCAACAGATTGGTTTGCTTATATAGATAATTCAGACTCAGATAAATTTAAAATTAGAAGAAGTACAACAGACCATTTTACTATTGATGAGTCAGGCAACGCCACATTTGGTGGTACTCTTGCTTCAGTAACAGCTATAACAGACGGAATTGGTTTAAATATAGAATCTAATTCTCTGACTACTGGTAATGTTGGTCGGTTTTATTCTGATTCAAGCAATACAAGTGCAAGAAATCTTGTAGAGATTACAAATGACCATACTGGAGCTTCAGGCACTACTGCTTTACGGGTTCGACAAGATGCAGCTCATACTGCTATAGATATAGACGCAGCAAATACAGGAGATTGGGCAGTAGATATACAAGGAACTGCTCATACTACTGCTGGATTGTTGTATAATTATTCTAATTCAAGCGATACTGGAACAAGAAATTTAGTAGAAATACACAATGACCATGCAAGTGCAACTGGTACAACTGCTTTAAAAATTATTCAAGATAGTTCAAATTCAGCTTTAACCATAACTAGTGGCAATTATTCACAATTACAGATGATTTCAAGTGGTGCTGAAAATGGAATAAAATTTGTTGATTCAGGTGGGACAGTTGATGGATATATTTACGCTACTGATTCATCTGTAGGTTTTTTAAATGGTAGTGGTTCATATACTTTTAAAGTTGATGCTAACTCCAGAATCTCGCTAGGTAATAATGATTCTAGTGGAAATATTTACAATACAATTTTTGGTTACTTAGCGGGAAATTCAGTTGCTAGTGGGGCAACTTCAAATACTCTAATAGGCTATGCAAGTGGAGATGCTATTACTACAGGAACTCAGAATACTGCCGTAGGAGAAAGTGCTTTAAGTGGAACAGATAATGGAGCAAGTAATACTGCGATAGGAAATTCTGCAATGGGAGTTGGCAATGCTGATACAGCTAATACTGCTGTAGGTTCACAATCAATGATTGATGTTACAGGGAGTTATAATACTGCTGTGGGTATGCAATCATTGTTTGATATTACTAGCGGTGGAAGTAATGTAGCTATAGGTGCTTTAAGTTTAAAGTTTGCTAATGCTGGTGAAGATAATAACATTTCTATAGGCGTGGAATCCATGAGAGATGTAATAGAAAATGGAAATGATGCAAGTAAAAACATAGCCATTGGCTCTCTTGCATTAACTGGTGGTACTCTAGGAGCAGATTTTACAGGTAACATAGCTATTGGTGATAGAGCTATGGATGCTACTAATACAAATGGTTCTGTAGGACAAATTGCAATAGGGCAAAATGCACTTTCATCCTTGACTTCAAGTGAAAAAAATGTAGCAATAGGTTATGAATCTCAACTTTATCAAACAGATGGTACTAATAATGTTTCATTAGGTTATAAAGCTTTAAGAGGTGCAGATAATGGCGAGTCTGGTAATGTAGTCATTGGTTCGGAAGCTGGTATAAGTATTAACCATGCTAGTTCTGATGGTAATGTTATAATTGGAGCAACTGCTGGAACTGGTGGAGCAGCTGCAATGACTGGAGTAGTTGTTATTGGTCAACATGCAATGAGCTCAACTGCTGGCAATGCTCAAACTGGAACTATTGCAATTGGTAATACTGCGTTATGGAAAAATACAACTGGTCAAAGAAACAATGCTTTAGGTTTTCAATCTTTAGCACAGAATACAACTGGTGATGATAATATAGCAATAGGCTATCAGTCATTAACTGCTAGTGCTGAAAGTCAAGCCCATAGAAATATAGCAATAGGTAATTACGCTCTATCAACTTTAAATGCTAGAGGTCAAGAGAATATAGCAATAGGATTTGAGGCTTTACAGACTGCCAATGACGCAGATATAGATGCGAATATAGCTATAGGAAATTATGTATTGGATGATGTTGGGGGTGCTGGAGTTTGGGCGTGTGTAGGTCTTGGACATAATGCACTTACAGCGGTAAATAATGGTGGTGCTGTAGGAAGTACGGCAATAGGCTATTACTCGCTTTCATCTTTGACGTCAGGCTCTGGTAATACATCAGTAGGTTTTCAAGCATTAAAAACTATTAGTAGTGGTACATTCAGCACAGCAGTAGGCTATGAAGCATTAGAACTTGCTACAGGGAACAGTAATACTGGTATTGGATACTATGCTGGAACTGCATTAACATCTGGATTTCAAAATACGATGGTAGGTACTTACGCTGGATATAGTTCATTATTGCCAGATAACACAGTCTGCGTAGGATATAATGCTGCTGGTTCTGGGGCAATGACTGCCGCTGCTGATGGAACTGTAGCTATTGGTTCTTCTGCACTTTCAGTTTTGACTTCAGGTGCTGGTAATACGGCAGTCGGATACCAAGCTGGTGATGCTTTAACTGTAGGAGGAGAAAATGTAATTTTAGGTTCAAGTGCTTTAGGAGCTGAAATTGAAGGTACGAGCAATACAGCAATAGGTTATGATGCTCTTAAAATCGCAAACGCTGGTGGTTCAAATGGTGCTGGAACAACAACTGGCAATACCGCTTTAGGAACTCAGGCTGGAAATGCTTTAACAACAGGAAAATTTAATACTTTTCTTGGGGCTGGTACGGATGCTTCTGCAAATAGTGGGGAGAACCAAACAACAATAGGATTTGGTGCAATTGGTGTAGCAGATAACTCAGTAACTCTAGGTAATGCAGATGTAACTGCAAATTATTTAAGAGAAAATATTACACTTAAAGCAAGAAATGACCAACCAGCAATCATTGAATTGCAAGCTGATAATGCAGATAATAATGCAGACAATTGGCAAATTACATCATCGACAGATGGATTCTTTAAAATAAAGTCTAAGGATTCAGGTTCATTTGCAGACTACTTAACTATTGGTGGAAGTAATGCACTAGCTTCATTTACAGGAAAAGTAAATACTGCTGGAGTAGTAACTGAGCGTATTGAAAATTCTACAAATAAATTTTATGAGTTAAATGGTTCAAAGGCTGTAAGTGATGGAGTAACTACAGATTTACTATATGTAGACCACTCTAATAATTATTCTATTACTTTGTGGTGTTTTTCAGCTAACGCTAGTCAAGGTCAATATTGGGGACATATGCAGACGGTCTATGGAGCTTCAACTGCAACTGAAACTCTTCAAAAAATTAACGGAAGCTTAACAAATATTACTGTTACTTATCAGAATAGTAATCGTGCATTAAGAGTCAAAGTTGATGGTGTAGATGCGACAGTCTACTATCATATTTCAGGAATGGGAAATTCACAACCATACGAATTATAATAAATAAGGATTAAAAAATGGCTTTATCAAAAAAAGAAACAATCGAGTATGAAATTCGTGGAGAGTTCAAAACAATACTAAAACGAATTAGATTGTTTATATTAGAAGACAATGTAGAAGTATCTACTTCTCATCGTGTAGAATCGTTTATGTGCGATGCTGATGTAAGTGCAGAGTCCGATGAATTAAAGGCACTAGCTGGTGCTTTATGGACAGATGAGATAAAAAAATCATACGAAGCAAGTAAACTTTAATTAACAAGGAGTCAATAATGGCAAAAAAAGAAAAGAAGCCAGTCTTGAACCTAGATGATAAAGAGTATATCATTGAGGATATGACTGATGAGCAAAAGATGATGGTAAATCATATTAACGACATTCAGAACAAACAGAACAGCAATCAGTTTATGGCTGACCAATTATCTGTAGGCAAAGAAGCGTTCATTAATATGCTTAGAGAATCATTAGCTAAACCTGAAGAGGTAGAAGTAGCTTAATGTTGATTCGAAGGTGTGCTCAGGGTCATGATATTAAGGTATACAGGAATACTACTCCCGGTGCTACTCGTACAAAGAGTTACCCAGATGGTACAACTGAGACCCTGACATACCCTTCATCATATAAATACTTCTTAACTATAGATGGCGAAGTAGAAAGAAGAAGTAATAGTTGGGAAACAATAGAAGAATTATATGTTAGTAAGTGTGAAGATAAACATACCACTAGTAATGGTAGAGTAATTATTGGTAAGCATAAACTAGTAAACCATGTAATAACAAAATTATGAATAATACAATAATAAAATTAAAAAATGGAGACTTTGAAGTTGTTAGCACGAGTTATAATATTAATGTTTACTACACTTATGTTAAGTAGTTGTTCTAATGGATGGTCAATTGGAAACTTTGAATTAAGTCCAGAAGACTCTATGTATACATTTGTTGAAGTAGTAGATCAAGATTCTACATCTCATTTTTTTTCAGATCATGTTAGATTTGATAAAGATATGTGGTGCTTTACTCATAATCAATGGGAAATAGTAAGGAAGAAATGAGTGAAGAAGTCAAAACTGCTAGAAGTTATAGAGGTGGTATTGTGGATGACAATGCTGTTGTCAGTATTAACCTTAAGTGGTTTGGACAAATTCTTATCCTTGTTGGTACTCTCGTCTATGGTTACTATAGGATTGAGACTAGACTGGGAACACTTGAAACTAATTTTGCTGATGCAGATAAACGCATTGGGAATTTACTTAGTAAACATATCTTGGAAGAAAGGATTGAGCGAGAAGAGTTGGCAGAAAAAGTAAAGTTTTATGAAAAAGAAATAAACCTCAATCCAATGAGTTGGGGTAAAAAAAAGCGGAGTAAATAATGGATTTTATGGCAGTGTATGGGGAAGCAGGAATGATAGGCGTAGTAGGTATTATGTTTATGTACCTTGTTATATCTTTGTCAAAACAATCAACAGCTCAGCAAGAATCATTAAAAAATTTAGAAATAGAAAATAAAGGTCAATCTGAAAGTATTAACAACATGGAAGGAATGATAATCAAATTAATTAGTAGGTGGAATGAATCAGACGCTGTTAGAGATAGAAGATATGAGCAGATGATGGAAGCTGTATCTGATTTAGAAAAACAACTCTCGAGGATGGATGGCATAATGTCAAGAATGAATGGGAATGGTGGTAGATAATGAAATTAGCAGACATATATAATCATCATCAAAGTAAACAGGAAGAGAAAAAAATTGTTGTAGAGATGCCTGTAGTAAACTCTTTAATTAAACATTTAGATTTGCTATATTCTATTGTTATTAATAATCAAATGAAACAACAATACAAAGATGAAAATAAAGAAATATCTTGGTTTAATAACGGCCAAGGTTCAAAAGATCAATCGGATAGTGTAAACTAATGGATAGTTTAAAAGTTTCTCTTGGAAGTGTTGGAAGTGGGGCATTGTTATTTATGGACTTACTTCCATATGTATTGGGTATTATAATTGGAATAATGAATATTATATATTTATATTATAAAATTAAAAAAACAAAGGAGTCGTAATGGACATTAAATCAATGTTAGTAAAATTAGCAGAAGAACAAGCTGATAAAATGCAAGACCAAGCAGTTGGGCATATTGCTTCAGATGATTTTTCAGATAAACTTGCAGAACTTTTAAATGATAAAATAAACATACCTTTTGTTAGTGAAGAAAAAGAAGGTAAGATGTTTAAGGAACTAGTAGAAGTAATTCAATCGTTAGTAGTTGGAATGATTAAAGGCAAATAAAATGGCTAATAAAAAAGAAATTAAAGTAGGCGATAAAAAAGTAGTTTTAAATTCTAAATCAAAAAGTTCTAATTCAGATAAACATATTAAATTTCTTTATTCAGAAATAACTGATTTAAGAAGTAAGTTGGAAAAAGTATTAGTAAGGATGGGATTGTAAAATGTCTAATCCTAAATCAAAAATGAAATGTGGGCAAGTTAAAAGAAGTACAAGACAAGGTAAAAAAATAATGAAATTGTATTGTATAGGTGGTAAAAAAAAACTAGTC